GGCTATACTAAATTTATCAATCTGTTTAAGCAAACTACCAAAAGAACGAATCCGCGCAGGCAGCGACGGATTAAAGTATATTAATCTTAAAGTTGTCGAGCGCAAAAGCCCTGACAAACTCGGCAACACTCATTTTGTTGCTGTTTCCGAGAGCAAAGAGGAGCGCGAAGCCAACACGCCAACTATCTATGTCGGCAGCGGTAAACTCTACGAAGCAAAGACAGCTACGCCTGTAACGCCGCAGCAGATTGACGAATTACCGCCGATAGGTATAGACGATTTACCTTTTTAAAATCAAAATATTATTATAATTATGACACAGAAAAAACATTTTGAATTAACAGCAGAATTCAAGGTAAATATATTAGGAATTAAGGTATTCCGTATTCGCTGCACAAAAAAAATACGTGAAATAGAAATCGGAACACTTGGGGGGTTTGTTGAGACGACCGAAAATTTGTCCGGCAATGCGTGGGTGTACGGCGATGCGCAGGTGTACGGCAATGCGCGGGTGTACGGCAATGCGCGGGTGTACGACAATGCGCGGGTGTACGACAATGCGCGGGTGTACGACAATGCGCAGGTGTACGACAATGCGCGGGTGTCCGGCAATGCGCGGGTGTACGACAATGCGCAGGTGTACGACAATGCGCGGGTGTCCGGCAATGCGTGGGTGTACGGCAATGCGCAGGTGTACGGCGATGCGCGGGTGTCATGCAATTGTGATTATTGCTGTTTTCAATCATTTGGAAGTTCAGGAAGAACAACAACCGTATTTCGTGAGGGAAACGATAAAATAAAGGTAAGTTGCGGATGCTTTTCAGGAACGATTGATGAGTTTGAACAACAGGTGAAGAAAACACATGGAGATAATCAATACGCCTGTCAATACAATGCGATCATTAATTTAATTAAAATAAAATTTAATGTCAAAGACAATTAAATTCAGCAAGAAAAACGGCCAAGTTCTGTACGGTGGACATCTTTACGAACGCCTACAATCGGCGCTAAACACACTTGCAAACGGAAACTACAACTTGACAGTTAAAAAGGAAGTGAAACACAGGTCATTAAATCAAAACAAATGGTTTTGGCTATGCATGACCTGCATCGAAAAAGAGACAGGAACTGACCGCAATGACGCACACGACTTTATGTGCACGAAGTTCTTACGACGCAAAGCAGTGATAAACGGCACAGAAAAGGACGTTATCTATGGCACATCAAAGTTGAATACAGACCAATTCGGCGAGTTTATGGAAAAGGTTATTGCATATACAGGTCAGGAGCTTGGCATCACCTTGCCAAATCCAGAGGATAAGAATTTTCAAGATTTCTGCGATTACTACGAAAGATTTATTTAATAAAATGGAGATAAATAGAATATACAACGGCGATTGCATCGAACTTATAATGGACATACCCGATGAATCTGTAAACGTCATACTTACAGATCCTCCGTACCTATATTTGAAAAACCAAAAGTTAGACAGGCCTTTCGACGAACAGACGCTATTTGAAAATTCAAAGCGAGTACTTAAAAAAGACGGTTTTATCGTTCTTTTTGGAAGAGGCACATCATTTTATCGGTGGAATACAATTTTGGCTGATTTGGGATTTATATTTAAAGAAGAAATTATTTGGAACAAAATATACAATTCATCTCCCGTTTTACCGATACAGCGATTTCACGAATCAATTTCAATACACACATTTTGTGGACACTTGAATAAAAATGTAACAGTACCTTATTTAGAGGTAAAACAATATAATATTGATTCAATAATTGGTGATATTAAAAGAATAAAATCCGCTTTAAATAACACGAAAGAATTAGACGCTTTGAATTATTTTTTAACTGAACGGATAAAACCTGTTTTAAAACGAAGAAACGATAAAACATCAGGTTGTACCATATCACGTAATAGCACAGGCTTATTTAATATTCCGGCCTCAGTGCTTTCTTGCATATCTAAAGGTGCAAGAGAAAAAAGCATTATTGATTGCTGCCACGACAGATACAAAAGGATTCACCCTACGCAGAAGCCGATAAGGTTATTAGAACGTATTTTGCAGTTAGTAAGCAAAGATGGTGATTTGATATTAGACCCGTTTAGCGGAAGCGGCTCAACTGCCGTTGCCTGCGTAAACAAATGTCGCAATTACATCGGATTCGAGATAGACGAAGAATATTATAGTGCGAGCGTTAATCGCATTAGCAACGTTAATCCTAAATTATTTTAAATGCTGTTATGATAAACAATGTACGAAAAGCAATAGGACGCGAACTCAAAGACAACTACTTCAACGTAGCCGTCAAAAACTGCAAAAACGCAGCATTTCAAGCAAAACAACCCAATTTATTTGCAAGTTAAATATGCTACACATCGACTTATTTACAGGAATTGGAGGATTTAGCATCGCATCCGAAAGGATGGGATGGAAAACTGTCCTTACATGCGAAATTGACAAATTTTGCAACAAAGTACTGCAATACCATTTACCAGACGCATATCATCATACAGACATTAAAACATTAAACTATGCAACAATTAACGATGAACTTTCAAGAAGATACGGAAGCAGCTGGAGAAGTGACGATATTATCGTTACCGGCGGCTTCCCCTGCCAACCTTATTCCCTATCCGGAAAAAGAAAAGGAACGGCAGACGACCGCTATCTCTGGCCTGAAATGCTTAGAGTTATACGGGAGATTCTCCCGGAATACGTTGTGGCAGAAAACGTTCTCGGCCTGCTTAGTCAGGAACGTGGAATGGTTTTCGAGCGCGTGTGTGCTGACTTGGAAGCTATCGGGTACGAAGTACAACCGGTTATTATTCCGGCTTGTGCCGTCAATGCGCCGCACCGCAGGGACAGAATCTGGTTTATTGCCAACCGTGCAGACACAGGGACTGAAAGTCTGCAACGGAAACGGAAAGATGGAATTTGTGAATCTAAAGACGCTCCAGACGCCGACGTCTTCGATGGTAACATTTCAGGATTTCATACAGGCGAAATATCACAGCTCACAACGCCAGGAATATTCAAAAATTCTACTTCCGACGCCGCAAGCATCAGACTTCAAAGGAGGCTCACGCAACAGAACACCGGAAACGGCAAACGGGAATCTGGACGACTTTGTAGAAAGTATAGCATACAAAATTGGGATGACTTCCCGACTGTCCCACCGGTTTGTGGCGGAGATGATGAGATTTCCGCACAATTGGACGGAATCACCTTTTCTCGACTGCGACGCGAAAGCATCAAAGCCTACGGCAACGCAGTTGTAGTTCAGGTAGTTTATCAAATATTCAAAGCAATCGAACAAACAGAAAATATATTAAAAACCAAATAAATACAAAAAAAATGAGATTAAAAATTTTAAAAATCGACATCATCGGCGAAAGCGGCAAAACCACAAAACATCCAAAAAAACAAATATGTGGAGAATAGTGATAAACTCGAAGAGTACAGGGGAAAACTTAAGGAAAACTACGACAACACCGTCAGGTTTCAATTTGAAGAAGTAGAGGATTAATACTTTTTATAACTTATAAAATTAAAAAAAATGGAAAAGCATTTAGGAAAAGACATCGCCAGCCTGGCACAGCGGGAATCCTTTTTAAAGGACAACTGCGACAAAGTAGAAAACAAGGGCTATATGAAGCAATTCTCGCCCGAACAGTTACAGGGACACAAGGAATCACTCGCCGACCTGTCAATTAAAATCGAACAGGTAGAGGGAGAAAAGAAAGAAGCCTCCGCATACTTCAAGGCAGCGCTCGATCCTCTCACAAAAGAGCGACGCGAAATGGTATCAAACATCCGCCAGAAAGCAGAATATGTCAGCGAACTGTGCTACATGTTCATAGACAGAGAAGAAAAGCAAACAGGCTATTACAACGCCGAAGGCGATTTAATTGAACTTCGCCCTTCCACCGCAGACGAATTGCAGCCTACGCTATTCGTTTCCATGCAAAAAACAGGAACAAACGACTAATTATTAAAACTTTAATTTTCAACAAAAATGGAAAAAGAAAAAATTAACATCACACTAACCGAAGGAGCTTCGGAAGTAATTATCAGAGAAGGAGAGGCTGTAAAATTACTCGACCCAAAACCTCCTATATGTCCGCATATAACCGGCACAATAGGCGTACCGTTTGAATATTTAAAAAAACGTGTAAATACAGGACAGTTCACACAGGAACGCTCATACCTGAATGTCATCCGCGAATTCATCTTCCTCGAACTTATTATCAATGAACATGATGAATATGAACGTGGCGAAATAAGCGGAAAACTTGATTATCATCCCTCTTTTGTTGAATTTGGAATAAACAGAGGCAAAATTTGGACGCCAACCGAATTAGGCATGTTTTTCAAGATGAACCGCGCATTTTTCAAGGACAAAAAAATCAACATGAAATTAGTGTCCGATCTGATGAATTTTACCGCAACCGTAAATAAAAAAGTTGAGCAAAGCGTAAAGGAAAGCGGCGATAGGACAGACAATTATGTGCAGGTCGTCAATTCAAATCTGCCCGAAAAATTTACTTTATCAATGCCAATATTTAAAGGAATGCCGCCGGAAGAGATTGAGGTCGAAACATTCGTAAATATAGACGGTCGCTCTGTTTCTTTCGTACTGCTTTCTCCGGGAGCGAAGCAAATAATGGAAGAAATCCGCGACACCGTAATCGACGAACAACTTGCAAAAATCGTCGAAATAGCCCCTGATCTTGCCATAATTGAAATGTAGATTTTACAACAAATTAAATTATAAAAAATGAATGAAATTACAATTAACGGCACTGTATATGTGCCAAAATCAGAACAGACAGCCGTAAATACAGACGGAATGAAAGCAGTATTGATACGCAGTTACGCAGCAGGCGTACACTTCGGTTATCTCGAAAAAGAAGAATTTACGCAGGCCGGAAAAGTAGTAACTCTTATTGATTCGCGCCGTGTGTGGTATTGGGACGGGGCTGCATCATTATCTCAAATGGCAGTCGATGGCGTTTCAAAGCCAGAAAATTGCAAATTTTCAGTAACGGTTCCAAGAAATGAAATCGTCAATGTCATTGAAACATTGGAATTATCAGAAAAAGCATTTATAAATCTTCAAAAAGTAGCAATATGGAAGCATTAAATGGCTCTGGCTCTGGCTATGGCGATGGCTCTGGCTCTGGCTCTGGCTCTGGCTCTGGCTATGGCTATGGCTCTGGCTATGGCTCTGGCTATGGCTCTGGCTATGGCGATGGCTATGGCTATGGCGATGGCGATGGCTCTGGCTATGGCGATGGCTATGGCTATGGCGATGGCGATGGCTATGGCGATGGCTATGGCTATGGCGATGGCGATGGCGATGGCTATGGCGATGGCTATGGCTATGGCGATGGCGATGGCGATGGCGATGGCTATGGCGATGGCGATGGCGATGGCTAAAAAAATATAATTTATATGAAAGCAATAGAACGAAAGCTACTAACCGCAGCAGACAAATACCTGCCACGTTGCAAGCTAAAATATTTCATGCTGTACGTCCTGAAATGCAGGGCGTTGGGATATGAATATAAGAGGATATTGAGTGTGTTTTTTAAAAAAAGTAAATAAATTTATAGAAAATGATAAAAGAATCATTTTTGTTGAAGACCAGTTGGATTAATATTTTTAACAATATTTCAGACAAGCAGGCAGGAATGTTGATTAAGGCATTGTATCATTACAATTGTACTGACATAGCCGAAGGAGATATTTCTGTCACGTTGTCAGACGTAGAAGTAAAAGCTTATTTCAATATTATGGTATTGGATTGCATCAAATTTCAAGAGAATTATGATAGGAGATGTGAAACGAGCCGTGAGAATGGAAGGTTAGGCGGAAGGCCAAAAAGTAGCGAAATAGAAAAACCTAAAAAACCTAATTCAAAACCTAAAAAACCTAATAACCTAACAAAACCCGAAAATGAAAATGAAAATGAAAATGAAAATGATTTTAATACAGCATCTTCTTGCGAAGATGCTTTGTCAGGCGATATACCGCCAGACAATCCAAAAAATCATGAAATTATCGATTATAAAAAATTCATCGAATGGTTTAATCGGATAACCGCAGGCGTATTTGGCATCTTGCAATACCCACTTGGCGAAAAAAGAAAAACGATGATGAAAGCGCGTATTCGAGAACATGGGAAAGAGAACTTTTTTGTCGTGATTGAAAAGTCTATAAAAAGCGATTTTATGAAAGGACAGTCGGGTAAAAACTTTACTGCAACATTTGACTGGATTATAAGGCCAACTAATTTTGAAAAAATACTTTCAGGGAATTATGATAACAAATAAAGAAGCATCAAAAACTGAACTTATCCCAAACGACACGCTAATGGAAGAGCATTTGCTCGGCACTATTATTCAGCTGCAAATGGTCGATTCTGTCAGAGATATACTTACCACGCAGGCTTTCTTTCTGCCTGCTCATGCGGATATTTACAGGGCTATTGAATCAATTGATAAGCGAGGCGATAAACCTGATTTAATGCAGATTGTCGATGAGATGCAACGGCTTAACTTGTCTTTCGATATTGACAAAATAACAGAAATATCGGAAAGATGGGGCTATCACGACATCAGGCGTTACGCCGAAATACTTGTTGAGTATCAAAAGCGCAGAGAATTGTATTCGTTATGCAAAGAAATTGAAGCACAAACGCTTAATAAGGCAATTGATTTCGCAGAAGTACTGAAAGATGCAGAATCTGGCATTAAAAAAATAGCATCCGACCAAAACGCATCATTCTCTACGCTGATGGACGCCATAAACGGAGTAAGGGATCAAATGACAATCAACGCATCCGATTCAAGAAAATTAACAGGCTCTGAAACAGGTTTTAGCCGTTTCGATGAACGTAGCGGAGGTTTGCAGAAATCCGATTTGATTATCATTGCAGGAGAAACAAGCCACGGCAAAACAAGTCTTGCAGTTTCGATAGCACTCAATGCGACAAAGAGCGGCAATGCTATTGCCTTTTATTCTCTTGAAATGAAGAAAGAGCAAATAGCGGCACGAATGATGTCAATTCAAACGGGTATCCCCGCCAACCAAATCATGTATTCACGTCTTTTGAGAGAACAATTTGAAGTGATAGACAGAAATATAACAAGTCTTTACGATAAAAAAATGTTCTTTGATGACAGGAGTACAAGCAATATCGACACTATCATTTCCTCTATCCGAACGCTTAAAACGAAGCACGACATAGACGGAGCGATAGTAGATTACATGCAGATACTCAACGTCAACATGAAAGGAGCAAACAAGGAACAGCAGATGGGAGACGTTGCCAGACGATTAAAAAACCTCGCAAAAGACCTCGACATTTGGATAATAGCAATATCGCAACTTAACAGAGACAATTCAAGTCCTGATCCGACGATTAGCCGACTGCGCGACAGCGGACAGATAGCAGAAGCTGCGGATGTGGTTATACTTGTCTATCGACCTGAAACGAAGTCGCTTGAATACAAGAATTTTAAAGGTCACGAAACGAAAGGAAGCGCGCTTTTCGATGTGGTGAAGGGCAGAAATATCGGCATGATGCAGTTTCTATGCGGGTTTAACAGCACCACGACGCACTTTTACGACGTGCAGGACAATCATTTTTTAAAAGCGATAGACATTAATAGCGATGAAAGAATTGAATCAAACAGGCCGTTCTGATAGCCTTTGTATGCTGAAAAAAAACATGATTGATAGCGTAGCGACGAGTACACAAGCGATTACGCTACTCAATAGATGTTATCACTGCGAATTTTACTGCGGAAAGCCAACATACGCAAAATGTTCAAAGTGCTTAATACAGCATGATATGAAGAGGGTGTATTTAAAAATGCAGGATCAAATGCAAATGCGTGAAAATCTATTTGAAAATATTAAAATACAAAGCAATGCGAGATCTTAAAATCAAAATTGACGGTATAATTCACAACTATTCAAGTTGTGATAGAAACGAATCCGCATGCAAAACCTGTTCGCTCGCGCAGCAATGCAAACGCCTGTACGGAAGCAGCCTGTGCAACGCATTTGATTTGACAGAAAAAATAAAACCTATGGGTATTTACGGAAATTTTAAAATATTAACAAAATAACGAATTATGGAAAAGACAAAAGAATTACAAAAAGAGATTGAACTCGCTTTAGAAATGTCCAAACGCGAATACATCGCAGTAATGGCAATGCAAAGTTTATGTGTTAATATCGCGTGGAGCGGAACAGACAGAGAATTAAATATTCTTGCCAATAGAGCAGTAAAGGCCGCCGATGCCCTCCTCGAACAACTCGCAAAAGACGACTAAAATGCAACCGCTAAACACAGACATATCCCGCTGTACAAATACATACTGCAACCTGCCATGCCGCCGCAAAGAGAAAGGCGACGGAGTCTATCAATCCTATACGGAGTTTAAGCCAAAAAACGGGAAGTGTGAATATCAAATTAAAAAGCAATATGAGAAATAATGAAGAAAGTCGTGTGCAGAGGGCTTGTGTTGCTTGGTTTAAGTACCAATTTCCCGATGTGCTAATCATGTCACTCCCAAATGGAGGCTATCGAAACAAGATTGAGGCTGGTATTCTCAAGGCGGAAGGAGTTTTGGCGGGTGCAAGCGATTTATTGATAGCAAAACCATCAAATGGGTATTGTGGACTTTGGATCGAAATGAAAGTAGAAAAAGGCAAGCAATCACCCGCACAAAAAGAATTTGAAAAGAACGCCACCCGCAACGGATACAAGTACGTTGTATGCCGCAGTTTGGAACAGTTTATTGACGAAGTGAACAAGTATTTAAGAACATAAAAAAATGACTGACGACCTGCAAAAAAAGATAAAACAATCGATCCGTCTGCTTCAATCAATTAAAGCGACTGAAATAGAATTGTGCTTTTCTGGAGGTAAAGACAGCAGTGTTATATTGGAGTTGGCAAAAATGGCAGACATACCATTTAGGGCAATTTACAAAAAAACAACTCTCGACCCTCCCGGAACTATTGCTTTTTGCAGACAGCACGGCGTTGAAATCCAAGAGCCAAAGAAAACATTTTTTGAGCTGATAGAAGACAGGGGATTTCCAACACGGCGTTGTAGATTTTGTTGTGATGAATTGAAAGAATATAAAATACTTGACAATTCAATACAAGGCATCAGACGCTGCGAAAGCACAAGTCGCGCAAAATTATACAGAGAACCTATTGTGTGCAGAATGTATGGTGGTAACAAACGTAATCACGTCAACATTTTTTTGCCAATCCTGAATTGGACAGACAACGATATTGTAGATTTCATTGCAATGCAAAAAATTCAATGTCATAAACTCTATTATGACGAAAACGGAAATTTCAACGTAAAAAAACGTCTTGGATGCCTTACGTGCCCATTGCAAAGCGACAAAGGAAAGTCGGACTTTAAACGTTATCCGAATTTCGTAAAGCAATACATCAAATCAGGCAAAAAATGGTGGGATAAACCGCGCATAAAAAAAGCGCGGAGTTGCGAAAAATTTGAAAGCATTTATGACCTGTTCGTGCATAATGTGTTTTTCGATTCTTATGAAAGTTTTCGCATCGCAAAGTCAGGTATTTTTGGAAAAGCAGACTGCAAGGCGTTTCTTGAAGATTACTTTAAAATTGATTTATAAATATAATAAACAAACAAAATGACACCATTAGAACAAGCGGCGCACGACTACGCCAACGACAAAAAAAGAGAAACGAATAGCCTGCATGCAGCGTTCGTTGATGGAGCTATGTATATGGCTAAAAAAGCGATAGAGGCAAATAGGATTTGTTGTGAGTGGTATAAGGACGGTCTATGTATGTATGGTAATATAGATAGTTGTGATGGTGAGTGCTATTATGAGAATGATTTTATTAAAGCTATCAACAACCAACAAACAACATAACTATGCGTGAAATTAAATTTAGAGGAAAGCGATTTGATAACGGATTATTTAGCAAATTTTTAAAACAAGAAGCAGAATCAGATGAAGATTAAACACTTACATAATTAAACAGATATGTCAAATGACGTTGGATATTGGCTAAGCCCACAAGGAGAAGTAGTAGAGACGCAAATAGGCAGACACATGGAAAATGGATTTGAACTATGCAAAAAGTATTATGCAGAAGAAACTATGTATGAAATTAATAACACAGGAACATATATGTTTAAGGCAAAGTTAGATGCTGTTTATTTCCTCGAAGAAAAGAATTGGATTAGGTATCAAGGATGGTGTGATGTTGAATGGATCATCAGAAACACGCATAGACCAACAAAACGACAAATAGAAAAGATGTACGAATTGACGGGCTATTTTTACGAACATTAAAAATTAAACAGATATGACACGAGAAGAAATTGAAGAAGACTCAAGAAAAATTGCATTTGCTGAATCATTAAGACCGTCAGAGTTGATTAGCAGTTTTTCAGAAGAAATACAAGCGGAAATAAGGACGTACATTTATCTTGCTTCGCGCGAATCATACATAATTGGATACGATAGTCGCGACGAAGAAATAGCCGAACTTGTTGAACTTTTGCGAAGATCGAGACATAGAATGAATCACTACTCAGATTATATTGCAACCGAATGGCGTAAAATGGCAGATAGGGTACTTAAAAAATACGAGCAATGAGAAAGCCCATTACAACTATTTTTATTGCCCTGTGCTCCTCTTTCTTCGCAAGAGACACAATCTATCCGTCAGCAGAAAATAACGTCACAGCGGCAGTAAATAAGCCGCACAGCGAAATCGTTACAAACAGTAACACTTTGGATGTACAGATAGTTGAAACAGTCACAAATTGTGATTATTTAGGAATATCCAAAGAAGATTCAATTCGCATCTACATCCTGAACCATCCGACGCTGCAACACCGCGAAATTGTCTTAGCACAGATAACCCTCGAAACAGGACACCTGACCTCTTACGCATATAAAAATAATCAAAATCTCTTTGGCATTATAGACAATCAGCGCACAAGAGAATCAGGTGAGTTTAGAAGTCGGAAGTTCGCGCACTGGAAAGAATCAGTCGATTTCTACATTAAAAACATTCAGTCGCGGATAAGAGACGGCGAAGACTATTACCAATTTATCGAACGCATCGGATATGCGGAGGATATAGAATATATTAAGAAACTTAAACAACTAAACAACAAAAAGATATGAAAACGATTGAAGAAGAAATAAGGATTTTTCACAGCAATAATCCGGCTGACTTGGGGTGCGAATATAGCATAGGAGTTCATGCAGGATATG